GGTAAGTATACCTTTATTACACAACAAATATTTAATACACTTTAATAAGTTTTCTTTATTGTTAAAGAAAGCAGAATACGAACATAAGACTATGATAAAAAATAAGTGGGAATACTACACAGGTAAAGCAGACCCTAGTGTATATAAAGAAAAACCTTTTGATATAAAAGTATTAAAATCAGATGTTCATATCTATATGGATTCAGATCCAGAATTACAAAGAGCAGATCAAAAGGTTGCTTATTTAAATCAAATAGTTAAATATCTTGAGCAGATATTAAGAGGTATAAACAATAGGTCTTTCTTAATTAAAAATGCTATTGAATGGAAAAAATTCACTAGTGGTGCAATCTAATGGAACATCAACAAATATTTCCTACAAATCTTTTTATTCAAGATAATTTTCTAGTACCTCAAAGATTACCTGGTATGAGAGATGAAATACTGTATTCATATGAAAAAAGAAAACCTAATTGGCAAACAGGACCTGATTTAGATAAGACAGAACCTTTTAAATGGTTTGCTAAAGATGTTAGTAGAGAAGTTTTTAAATCAATTGATATTATGGAATATCAAGCAGATACAATAGAGATAACTGGTATGTGGGGTAATGTATTAAAACCTGGTGAAACTCATCAGCCACATACACATTCAAATAATTTTTTAAGTGGTGTCTTTTATATAGACGCCGATAATACATCTGGAATTACTTTTCAAGACCCAAGACCAGGTGCCAATGTTATACTACCAAGAAAAAAAGTAGACCATATTGACAACGCAAGTTTACTACATTACAAATCAAAAACAAATAGAATAATAATATTTCCTTCATGGTTAGTACATTGGGTTCCTATAAATCGGTCAACAAAAGATCGTATAAGTATTTCTTTTAATATACAAGTAAAAGGACAACTAGGTGAACGCCACGAATTCCAATCCGCAAAATACTGATCTATTAATAATAGAATAAGGGTTGTAACTTAATATACACATGGGGTCCAACGGTTAGACCCTAAACAAAGGAATGCAGCAGTAGCTCAGTTGGTTAGAGCACTAGTTTGTGGAACTAGGGGTCGGTGGTTCGAATCCACCCTGCTGTACCAAAAAATGGTAAAAGTATATGAGCGAAACCCTAATTGTAGAAAAGAAAGATGATGTTTACCTTACGGTAGATTGTGATCCAGGTATTCAACGAGAACTATCGGCATTCTTTTCGTTCTATGTTCCTGGATACAAGTTTTTTCCTCAATTTCGGAACCGAATTTGGGATGGCAAGATACGATTATTCTCTCAAAAAACAAAAGAAATCTATTTTGGATTATATCCTTATATAAAAGCATTTGCAGAAGAACGAGGTTACAAAGTTGTCTGTGGTAAAAATGTAGATATAAACCACAAAGTAAATAGAGAAACAGTAGTTAAATATTGTAATAGTTTAGGTCAAAAATTTGAGGTAAGAGATTATCAAATAGACGCAATATATCATAGTTTAAAACGCAATAGGATGTTGTTATTAAGTCCTACGGCGTCAGGTAAATCATATATCATATATGCATTGATTCGTTATTATTCACATCTAATCAAGGATGAGTCTAACAATAGGATTTTATTAATTGTACCTACAACCTCTTTAGTTGAGCAGATGTATACCGATTTTGAATCATATGGTTGGAATGTAAAGAGAAATTGTCATAGATTATATAGTGGATATTCGAATCAAACAGATAAGAAAGTATTAATATCTACTTGGCAAAGTTTATATAGATTACCTAAATCATATTTTGAACAATTTGGTGTTGTATTTGGTGATGAGGCACATCTATTTAAGTCAAGATCATTAACAGAAATTATGACCAAACTTACCGATTGTAAATATCGTATTGGTCTTACAGGAACTTTAGATGGTGCTCATACACATAAGTTAGTATTAGAAGGATTATTCGGTGCTGTAAACAAGATTACAACTACTAAAAAGCTCATTGATAAGAAACAGTTGAGTAACTTGGCGGTCAGATGCCTGATCCTTAAACATAGTGAAGCCAATTGTAAAATGGTGGCAAGTGGGAAATATCAAGATGAAATAGATTATCTAGTAACCAGTAAGTCAAGAAATAATTTTATTCGTAATTTGGCACTTAAAATAAAAGGTAATACTTTGGTACTATACCAATTGGTAGAGAAACATGGTAGAGATTTATATAAAATTATAAATGATAAAGCGGAAAAAGACCGAAAGGTTTTTTATATATATGGTGGTGTGGAAACTGAAGAAAGAGAGAAGGCTCGGGCAATAGTTGAAAAGGAGAGCAATGCTATTATTGTAGCATCCTATGGAACTTTCTCAACGGGTATCAACATCAAGAATCTACATAATATAATCTTTGCAAGTCCATCTAAAAGTAGAATAAGAAATTTACAATCAATAGGTAGAGGATTAAGATTAGGAGATAATAAAGTTAATGCTACTTTATATGATATAGCAGATGATTTACAATATAGGTCAAAAGAAAATTTTACCTTAAAGCACTTTCAGGAAAGAATAAATATATACACAGAAGAAGAATTTGATTACGAAATACATAATATTAATCTAAAGGACTAAATAGTTATATGACTGATAAAACAGATTATCGGATGGTTAAATTAACTGATGGTACTACTATTATGGGTAGTATAACAGTTGATAAAGATTTCTTACGAATCACAAACGCATTAGAATTACAAACGGTTAAAAGACATACCAATTTCGGTATTAAAGATGATACTTCTTTAGCGCCTTGGATACTTTTTACAAATGATAAGACATTTGTTGTGCCTAGAGATAAAATATTAGTTATAACCCAAGCGGACAAACATATATCGCATTATTATGAAGTTATTTTAAGTAAATTACAAAAAGCAGCTACAAATAAGAAGCCTCCTCTATCGGCTCAAGAAATGGAAAAAATATATAGATTGGCAGGCCAAATGGATAGACATATAAAGGAAGATTTAGATGATGGAGACTCTTGGCATGAACCAGATTTACATGATTTATTTGGAAAGAGAACTCTCCATTAGTGCTAGCTAGGTGGTCTCTCAAGCGACTACATAGTCAGTATATCATATGATCCTCAAGAGGTCAAGCGTTTTCAAAAAAATAATACGAATGCTTTACATTATGTTCCAAAAATGTTATAATGAATATATTAATCAAGAAAGAAAATTATGAGTGAAAAAATAAAAGCAAAAGATAAACTACATTATGTAGATAATAAAAAGTTTCTTCAAGCTATGGTTGATTGGCGTTTAAAAGTTCAAAAAGCGGAAGATAAAAAAAGAAAAAAACCAGTAGTAACTAACTATATTGGTGAGTGTTTTTTAAAAATTGCTAATCACTTATCTTATAGACCAAATTTTATAAACTATACCTATCGTGATGATATGATATCAGATGGTATAGAAAACTGCTTACAATATATGAACAATTTTAATTCAGAAAAAAGTAGTAATCCATTTGCATATTTTACACAAATTATATATTATGCATTTATTAGAAGAATACAAAAAGAGAAAAAACAACAAGATATAAAAGCAAAACTAATTTCAAATACAGGTGTTGAATTAATGATGGATTCATTAGTGGGAGATGACGCTCAATATAAAAATCAGATGTTAGATTTCTTACAAAAGAATGTAAAAGAAAGTACTCCAGCAGAACCAAGACAAGCATTGAAGAAAAAAAAGTAATTATACAATTAGGTAGGTATTGAACATATGAAAATAGCGATTTTATCGGACACCCACTTTGGTGCTCGTAATGATAGTCCTATTTTTGATGATTATTTTCATAAATTTTACAATGATATATTTTTTCCTTATATAGAAAAACATAATATCAAAACACTTATTCATTTAGGTGATGTAGTTGATAGAAGAAAATATATTAACTTTAGGATAGCGGACAACTTCCGAAAGAAATTTCTGCAAAAATTATGGGACATGAAAATAGATACCCATATCCTTATAGGTAATCACGATATCTATTTTAAAAATACCAACACTATTAATTCAATGCAACAGTTGTGTACAGCACCTGATGGGATTAACGAGCCTTGGATATATGTAGAACCTAAAGTGGTTAACTTTGATGGTTTAGATATATTAATGTTACCTTGGATAACTCCAGAAAATCAAGCACAATCTTTTAACATATTAAACACAGCAAAGGCTGATATATGTATGGCACATTTAGATTTAAATGGTTTTTTTATGAACGACAATATAACACAAACACACGGCTATGATAAAAGTATTGTAAAGAGATTTGAAAAAACATTTAGTGGACATTTTCATACTAAAAATGATGATGGTCAAATATTTTATTTAAGCTCTCAATATGAAATGACTTGGTCAGATTATGGACAACAAAAATACTTTCATATATTTGATACGGAAACAAGAGAGATAGAAGCTATTCCTAATCCATTTACCATATTTGAAAAACTTACTTATAATGATGATAAGGTTAACTATGATGATTTTGATATAAGTCCTTATCATAACAAATTTGTAAAACTTATTGTAGTATTAAAAAAAGATAATGAAATGTTTGATAGATTACTTGACAAATTATATAATAAAATAACGGTACATGAATTAAAAATATTGGAAGACTATTCCGATTTAAATGCTAATCTAGTAAGTGATGATGTTGTTGAAGGTACGGAAGATACAATGACACTTGTAAATAATTATGTGGATCAATTACCAGTTGATTTAGATAAAGACAAATTAAAGAATATGATTAAAGAAACATTTGTGGAAGCACAAGATACAGATATTGCCAATGATAGTTAATGCAGATAGTTTAGAACATCTAAAAACTTTAGATGAGAATATATTTGATTCGTGTGTAACCGACCCACCTTATCATTTAGCGTCTATTGTTAAACGATTTGGACCAGGACAAAAAGGTATTAATAACCAAGATGAAAAAGAAGGACGCAATGGTCCTTATCATAGAGCTGCAACAGGATTTATGGGACAAACTTGGGACGGTGGAGATATTGCATTTACTAAAGAGTTTTGGAAAGAAGTTTATAGAACTCTTAAACCAGGTGCAGTATTATTAGCATTTGCAGCCACTAGAAATTATCATAGAATGGCTGTTGCAATTGAAGACTCAGGTTTTGAAATATTTGATATGATTAATTGGATATATGGTAGTGGTTTTCCTAAAAGAAGAAACTTATTAAAACCTGCTCACGAGCCTATTGTTATGGCAAGAAAGGGTGTAAATAAACCATTAAATTTAGATGAGTGTAGAGTACCTTATAAGGATGAAAACGATAGAAGTGGTTGGCATACAACAGGAGCAGATGGCTCTAAAGGTTATATGGGTACAGGTACTTTTAAAATAA